CATATGCACTCACGGTCGGCGCTCATGTCTCGCCCTCCTTTCGTGTTACAATGTGGTTCCAATATCTACAAGCATGGTATCATCTTCCCAAACTACAGGATGTCTCATGGATTCTTCATAACACGTATAGCCATGTATTCTTGAGAGGATTTGCTTGGAGTATATTTCGCAATAACTTTTGCGTCCTACTATCTTCCAATGATTGCCTGGGAAAAAGATGAGTGTTTTGCTTTGTGGGTGTATTTCTGCCGAAAGAATTTCGATATTATTTTCCTCGATCTTTTTGGTACATTCAGGTGAAAACCTAATACGATAACTTGTATTTCCGTCATGCATAAGAGCTGCGTAGGAGATTGAGGCGTATTGCTTATCCTTCAGGGTTTTTTGTTTGGTAGTCTCTGGCGCAATTAGCACCCCGTTGTTGTCGGTTTTGTCTTTAACGTCGTTATATAGGACAGGTTTGCTTGTCATAAAATACTTTTTTCTACAATGGGCGCAAGTGATATCATTTATAGTGCAACCCTCCTTAATTTCAACTGGTTCCAACCCAGATCCGGTACTAACATATTGTCTGTCTCCCGTTTTCTGAGTTAGAGACCGTACATGGTTGCAGTAGTCTTTGTATCCTAGAAATCCTTCTTGCTTGAAGGCTATATGTGTTTTTCTGGTGGTGGGGTGGGTCATTCCAATTATCGTCTTTTCCTTCTCCTTGTTCTCAAACAATATTTTTTTGAGTAGCTTAAACACGGCACCCCCGCCTTTCGTCGGTTTTCCCAGCTGGAATTGCCTCTTCGTCGTTGATGTCCTTATCGCAGCGCGCACACTTCCTGATTCTGTCCGGCGCGGAGCTGTAGGTGTATGCTCCGCACTGATTACATCGTTTTGCGTACATTGTTAGCCTCCTTCTCCTTCGGGATTTGGCCGGGCTAGGATTCGAACCTAGTTCTCCGCCGTAACCCATGGGCAAGCGACGGAACTCGGCAGCCCAACTTAAGTCGTAAGCAAAAAGGATGAGGGAACATCCCTGGCCCATGTTACCGGCTGAACCACTCAGCTTCCCGGCCCCTGTTTGTGAAGCCTCATTTTGCGAAACTATCCATATAATCATTAATTACACTCTCAGTACCCCAAGCATAATAACCATCTGCTGGAATTTCATCTCCTGGAGGGTTACTTACCTTAATAGGTTTTTGTCGAAAATCAAATTCAAGTAAATCATCAAGGCTTCCCTTCCACATCTTGCGAACTTCTCCTATATATCCTACAGGAGTCATGTAAATTATGATTGTTCTCTTTTCTTGTTTTAACGCTATATCATCACAGCCAACATCCTCACCATATACTAATGTTACAGCATAATTGCCTTGCTTTTTAATATACTCAAGAACATCTTGTAACTTTTTAATAGGTAACCCCTCCTCGTAAAGCTCCTGTTTTACCACTCCTGTGTTCCTGATTTTGGTTTTGTGGGCCGGGACAGGACTCGACCTCCGACCAAGGCTTGTAATCCTTACACCTAGCGGCCGGTGTCCAATCAGGATTATCCTCACAACAACACTGATCATGACTATCAAGAAACAATTCGCACCAGTGCGTTTGATACTCTATATTACCAGTGTGATGCCGACAGTTCCAGCATTGCCCTTTGTCCGGCAGTTTATCCATAGTCGGCCTCCTCTTGCATTCTCCTTACTTCTCGAAGAACGAGTTTGCGTTTTTCTTTGGCCAGATATAGCACCATCGCCTCAAGCATCTCCTCCTTGTCCCAGCCCTGAGAAGATGCTGTCATGTAGAGGTTCATTAGACCGTTATCCTCGAAGACCGCCTCGTGTAAGCTTTCACTGATGTTCATTCTCGACCTCCGCCTTTCCCCAGCTACGGCTGCGTCGGTCAATACTTATGAAATAATCCTATCAATTAAATCTAAAAGAGGTGAACACAAGGGAACAAAGACTGTATCAATAACCTCTTGCACTACTTTACCATACCAAAAATGTACTTCTCTTCTCTGACAAAAAACCCTGTCTGTATACCTGCAGTCTTTTCTTAGCACTCTGCTATCACTTTCACCACACATCTTCCCCACCCCGCGCGTTTGTCACATCTCTTCCACATCGTCGGCAAGCCGCTCAAAATTCTTAGCAATTTCACGCAGCTGTGAGACCATTTCATTTGTATCCAGTTCTAGAGACAATCGCAACCCCAGCACTCCCTCTGTTTGTGTTATCTCTGGCTCTTCTGAATATGGAAAGTCAAAAGCCATACACATAGCAGGCTCTTTTTCTCCTCGACAGTAAACATATGCATGTGCTCCCTCCTTTTTTCCCATCACCTCTACCCGTTCTACTGTTTTCTCTTGGTCAAACCCGGTCCTTGTAAGCCAATCCAGTACCCGCTCCCTCTCCGGCGCGCTCATTTTGTTGACGTCATATACGCGTCTTCTCACGTTTGTCAGCCTCCTTTTCATTTTTAGTCCTCCTTAAATTATACCTTCCAGGATTGCTCACAGAAAGATGGGGATGTTTTATGGTCTTTATACCTCCCTTGTAGATATAAGATGGTTGGAACAGGATTCGAACCTGTACGCGAGTTGGAGGGTGCTGTTGGGTAACGAGGTAGCAACCCACTGGGCGTCACCGGAGACTCGCTTCTCCTGCCGCTTAACTTGTCACCTCCATTAGCGTCTGCCAATTCCGCCACCCAACCCACATTTGGCGACTCGATCCCCTCCTACCGTGCCGCGACAGTTCCCCATCTGTCTTTATGCCTGGAAATGCCTGGAACCGTCTCCCACAGACTGAATATTTTAGGACAGGTCATCCTTTTATTTTCAGTCTACCCCCAGCTGGGCCCCGTCAGGCACCGGCCTGGGATTTCGCACCGGTTTATCTGCTGGCTTTCTATCGCGTTACAATATCCGCTAATGCGTCCTTAATCTCCTTCATGTCTCGTGATATTTGTCCCTGCGAAACTCCTATATGTTCGCCTATCTCTTGTTGTGTTAGTCCAAGCCTGCGAAGCCGAAGTATCTCTTTAGCACGTTCGGTATTGTTAATTTCTCCGTTATCCAATGCATTCATAATTGATGTATTTATCAAAGCCTCATCAAAGTCCTCCTCCGTATCAGGCGTAACTAGTATTGAAAGGAGAGTATCCCTATTCTTACTATTTGAGCCGTCACTAACAGGAGAGCCAATACGTGTTTCTAAACGGCTAACTTGGGCTGTCGTATAGTATTCGCGAACTACATCTGTCGATACTCCTACCCCAGATGCGATTTCATAGATACCGGGTGTAGTACCATGAGTATTGTGGTAATCGTCGATAAAGGTATCGATCTCCTTTATTACGTTATGCAGCGCCCTACTCAGCCGTATGATACTGTTATCCCGTATATAACGTCTAATCTCTCCGATTATACATGGTACAGCGTACGAACTGAATCTGACATCATAAGTCAAATCGAATTTCCTAACGGCTTTCATTAATCCTACGCAACCCTCTTGAAAGAGATCATCAACATCATACGGGCGATATCTAAACTTATCTAATACTATATGTGCAACCAATCCGATGTTACCCCAAGCCGCCTTTGCATACTCTCCATATTTGATGAACAGTTTTGTTTCACAATCCCACAGACGTGGCAGGTCTTCGTATTCCCATCCTGTTATGGTGACGCCGTTATTCATAGTGTGTAGTTCCTCCTCCGATGGTAATAAAAGACCTAGTAGAAGGAGGTGATACTATGCTGTTTGTCTACGCAACTCTCCGGTAACTGCGTAGTCCTCCTTCTACTAGGTCCACTTTATTACATGCTAGCTACAGCATTGTGGTGCTCCGCTACGGTCACTTATAGCAAGCTGACGTACTTATTACCCATCCAAGAAGTTTTCTTCGTCAGAAGGAGGCAGAATATCTGTAACATCGTTAGTAGGATTGCCTTGATAAGTGGATACACGTACTTTGGCTCTACACGGCAGTCCCAGAGCACGACCTTCATCGCAGAACGTCTTAGGATTGAAGCTTGTCAGCTCTACATCGGGACATACGCGTACCAGTAATTTCTTCAGACGCCGCTTACCCGACTCCTTATTAACTACGGTATGGTAGAACAGGAATCTGTTTTCATACTCAGGCTCGATTACCCTCAGTGTCCACGTAATCATCGGGTTTCCTGAGCTAGAAGAACCGAATTCGTGATTCTCAACTACGCACTCATGAATCCCTGCGGGTAGCGGTTCTCGTTGTACATCATCACTTACATCGGACAAGTCCATAGTCATACTATCGTCATCGACATCTTCATCAAACATGTTCTGTACATCAGGATCTAAATTCTCGTCAGCAACCATTTCGTATTCCTCCTGATATTTTTATTATCATCCCTACCAACACAATTTGAAAACCTATTACAAACTTATTAAAACCTCACGTAACACCTAGTACTTGAGGTTATTTACTCTCTACCTGTACGAGTTCCCATAGATCTCGCATAGTCGGGTTATCAATGTGCCTATCTTCAAAGCTATTGAATCGATTCTTAGCATCGAAGGTGTCGCCGGGAGTGAGCCAAAGACGTCTCATAAAATCACCGTCGCCTGTTACTCCTCCGACGTAGAACCCTACGAAGTCTACAAATCCCTGAACCTCTTTCGATAGGGCTTTTGATAATCCAGGTACATAATTAGTGCGATTCTTGTTATCCTCTGATGTACGAGGACCGCATACAATAATAACATTCATCGGTAAATTTCGGAACAATCGAATAAGCAATCGGATTTGTTCGGTGTTAGTCCCCCACTCGCCCCACTCTGGGCTATCAGGCTGTATATCGAGAGTGTAAGTTGAGAGATCAATACCTAGCAGGCTGTACATACCGAGTTTCTGTACCTCAGATAGGCTATCAATAATTACCGTTTTATAGTGGCGTGGAGTTTGTATAGTATCGTCATCTTTAAGGTATCGTTCTAACTCGAGAAGGCGCTGCTGACTATCTTCGTCCTTCTTGTCACGCAGTTTGCAGTGATTCCTCAAGAACTTGTGTACGTGAGCGAATTGCCTGAATGATGTAGGAGTGATTACATCGATATCTTCGAAATGATCAATAGATAAATCCCCAGCTTCAACATCTATAAAAAGAACATCCTTCATGTCAGGTACGGTAACAGCAGAGGCTGCAAGAGTAGTTTTACCTACTCCATATTCACCATATATAATACCCTTCAAATATCGTACTTTCTTCCGCATCGCGTATATAGTGAACGGCCTGGATCTAGGCGAAGCTTTCTTCTTCCCCGCCTTCTTACTTTTGTCATTACTATCTGCTCCGTTATTACCCTTAGGTTTCGCACCTAAGTCTTTTCGCTCTTCAGCCATAATTTACCTCCCTTTAACCGTTTGCACTTTCCGCTGCGACATATACATGTTCCTTCCATGCATCACGTGGCGGACTCTCTTCGTACAACTCATCCATTATATACTTCCAATCACTTCCATCATCCATCGCGATACACAATGTACGGAAATCGCAGTCCCAAGAGCAGTCGCGTGTCTTATTGGAGTAAATACGCCCGTTTTCGACTGCATCGAACATGTCGCGGATCTCCATGCATATATGCTCGTACTCAGAGTAGGCCTGCGCTTCATTCCGCCACACCTGATCGCGGCGTATGAAATCGTCACCCTCAGGAGATTCCTTTTCACGTAAGTGTGCTAGCATCTCTACGTACTCATCCGGGAATGCTCCATCTGGGTAGCGCTCCATTAACTCTTCGCGGTATAAATCGAAGGTTGTCTTCTGGTTCTTCGCAATACTCAGATTACCGCTTTTCAGTATACGTGGAGGTTTGGGTACATCCTTTCGAAACTGTGTAAACAGTACACCTTCAAAAGGTACGCCATACCACGATTCAGCAGCCCATCTGTATACGGATATCTGAGGATCGGTTTCAAGTTTGCTGGTATCTATACGCGCTGCAGTTTTGTAGTCCTCTACCCATAAATCACCCATTGGGTCCGTAACCACTCTGTCAAATGTTCCTTGATACGTAATCTCTACGCCTAAGTCTTCACTGAGCGCGGGTAGGTCAACTACGAAATCCACTTCTACTTGTGCTTCGCCGTCTAGGTAGTATGTCTCAAACTCCCCATCTCTACGGGGTGACCAGTAATTGATGTAGTGGTTAAACATACCCTCCGCCAATTCGATCATTTCGGGAGCCTCTGCAGGAAGTTCGTTCTCAGTAAATGTATCTACATAGGCCATAAACGCCTCCATAGGCGTGTCAAATCGCCTATAGCTGTGATAGTCCTCTAATGCGAAGTGGAATCCCGAACCAAACCAAAGGTGCTTACTTGATTCGCCTTTAGGTTGGAGGTTTTTTATATCACGTAGCCACCATTTACGGCGGCAGCGCTTAAAAGCCTTTCTACCCGAGGTGTGTACTTCGCACAGCCTCTCCAAAACGTCACTAGACAATAACATCCCTCCTTTCTTACACCGCGTAATATTTTTGCACATCTTTTATCATCTTTATATAATATTATATAGCATATAAAAATGATTTTCAAGGGCTGCTTGGCGTATTTTTTAAATTTCAACTGGGAAGTACAGTCCCACACAGGAGACATTCTATCGCATCTGCTCCTTCAGTCGCGCTAATGCGGCTTCGGGAGTTAATGACCAATTAACAGCCATCTGCTTAGCATTCAATTGCTCTACTACTACATCATCTACAGTATCACGATGCATCAAGTATTTGATACGTACAGTATCCTCCTGTCCTATACGATGAATCCTGTCCTCAGCCTGCAGATTGTCAATTAAACTCCATTCCGCGCTGACAAAGAACGCAACGGGCGCTTTATGCGCTGTAAACGATGCACCACTCTTAATTACACATATTAGCGCTCCTCTATCATCCTCCTCCTGAAATCCTCTACGTACCTGCTGATCGATGTCGCGTGCACTCATACCTCCTGTAACAACATAAGTGTTGGCCCCTAAGTTTTGTAGTATCTCTTCTATATATGGTACAGGTTGCCTGAAGGGGGTGAATACTACAATACAGTTCCCATTATCGAACTCTTCCTGTGCGAGTTGCTTCAACGCCTTAAGTGCACCGCCCTCATCGTCTACATCGAATACTTTAGGGGTGGCCAACAACTGTCGGAGGCGAATGATTTGTGAAACGACATTCGGAGTAACTAACAGTCCCTCGTCGCCTAAATCCATCATCATAGTCTCTTGCAAATCTTTGTACAGGCTAGCTTGTTTACTCGACATATCGACCCGCACTACCTGACGTACCTTATCAGGTAGCTCGTCCAGTACATTACGTTTCAACCGACGTATCATATACTGGTCCAACATACGTTTAAACGGTATAGGCTTCTTAGGTCTGCGCTCTATACTCTTACCGAAGCGTTCGTCGATCACAATACAATGCTTATGCACGAATCTCCAGTAACTACCAAATCGATCAGGGTCGATATGATGTAGTGGACCCCATAGATCATCTGGTGTATCTCGTACTGGCGTACCTGTTAGAAGAAACAGGCTCCTACACGATCGAGTAACTTTACGTAGTCGCTTGAATGTTTTAGTTTTCCTATTAAGAAGGCCTGCCATATGGATCTCGTCACATATCACCGTACCCCACTTAGTATCAAGGTTTACCACCTCCTCTGTGAAGGCGTAGTTAGTGATCATATATGGCAGGCCCATCTCTTTGAACTTAGCATACTCAGCCTTTCGTTCGTCGGGAGGTCCTGAATATATAGCAGCAGGAACATCAAACCACTTTTCTAGTTCGTCCTGCCAAACGTATAGAGCTACCTTAGGTGCTATTACAAGCACAGGATAGTCTTGCAACTCTTGCGACGCCTTAAGTGCTACAACAGTCTTTCCAAGTCCCATCTCATCCGCAAGTAGCACACGCCGTCGGCTTGTTAGAAAGTCTACTCCCTCTTTTTGGTAGTCGCGTAGTATTAGCTTCTCCCTCGGCATGCTGCAGTCACTCCCTCTCTTGTCCCGGGCTGCGCTTACTATTCTCCATGGTACACACCGAGCATATCTTCCCCTACTTCCAATGAGTCGTAATTGGTCGACATGTATTCTTGTTTCGACATGTGATTTCGATCGTCCCATCCTTCAATAGTCTTTGCTATCGCCTTCAACACTAAATCCAGCGCGCAGCGTTCAACATCTAACACTGTTTCACTTTCTATAACATCACGTAAGTGTGCATAGGCTCCACATACACGCATTTTGCAGTAGTTACGTTCTCTAGCCCATCTTTGAGCATCAGACACGGTTACACGCCTCCTAATCGTTGTTATGGTCTAGTAGCGCCTCTACTATATCCTTCGTAGTAATCTCCTTCTGATACCCATACACGTCTTTGTGAGCCTGTTCCCACGTACGTTTGTACATCTTAATTAGTGTCCCTAGTACCTCAGTAAACCTATCCACTTCTGTTACTGTACTGATGTGTAGTTCGTCCTCTGTGATACCTACTGCTATAAACTCCTTGAACTCCGCTACAATACGTTCACGTTCTTCCAGTATACACTTCATACCCGAATCATCTTTATCCTCTAATAACCTAACCTTGTCAGAGTCAATTGGCATCACGTTTTCCTCCTATTAATGTGTAGTGAATTACTCTTTATCAGGATTATAGAATAGTAACCAATAACACCCGTGTCGAACTGCGTCGCGTATGTGGGGTTTACCTGTTGTATAGAATCCCCAGTCTCGAAGCTTCTGATCAGAGCAGAAGCCTTTCGCACTCTGAGCCATTTGCATATGCATAGGTATATCGTTTAGTTCAGCCGTAAGTTCAATTGATCCTATTAAGCGTGGTGTGAACAATTCAGACCAAGCATGCTGTTTAGCTTTCCATCCATATATGCGATAAGCTTCCACAACCAAGACATCGGGATCGAAGTCCATTATAACCTCATACATTTCCACCATGGTGTGCTCAGGACCTGCTTCTCCAGATTTCCCAAAAGTTCCATTATCAAATACCGCCCACCCTGCGGTCTCCCCAGGATCAATCGCTAACAGACGATTAGGAGGAGACCAACCCTCTGGACCCCTCCGATCTCGTACGCCTTGAAGCAGCATGTCAAATTCCACAGTGTCATCCTCCCTTACTCTTGTGTAAGTTCCATTCCTAGTATATCGACTGAAGAGAAGTTTATAACGCCGTGTTCTTCAAGTAGTCTCCTACCTTTAGGGTACTTTTTCAGACGTTTAATAACCCCCGCTCTAACGTACGTCGTTGCCCATCTACTATGACCGTGTTTGAGTATCATTTCGGCACATCTCCTACTTACATACAGATTATCAAATCCGGATATGAATTCCTTGTCAAAATCGGCTTGCCTGTATCTATCCCACATGTTTGGGTTGTTCAGCACTTTATCCGACGGTAAATCTAACCCATCTAGTATGTGGTACTCGTCGCTGGTGACTAGCGCATAGTGTCGGCCTCCTGTCCTCTCTTGGGCTTGGGCCTTGTGTACCTGTAAGTACATTATTATACCCCTCCTTGGGTAGCTGTTACGATATACGCTCCAGTACCTCCTCCACAGTCTCCTTGATGAACACCCTACGTAGTAGTGAGTGTCCATACTTGTGCATGTAACGTGCACATCTGGGTGTTACATCTAACCAATCAAACCCTACACGAAAGTCTCTGAATAGTAAAACTTGTGTAATCCTAGTCCATCTGCGGGGGTGCCGCCTACCTATACCTACGTTACGTAGCCTGAAGGTGTCTTCGTCGTTCAACGTCATAGCGTGCCAACGCCATCCGTCTCGTTCTACTGTATTGAATCGGTAGGTTACCACATACAGTTGTTCACTCATGCATACCCTCCTCTCTAACAGCATTAGTACCATGAGAAGGTGGTTAGGCGCAGCATTGATGTAGTGGGGTAAAGGATGGCTCAGTAGTTACCGTATTGTGAGGTTAGCGGATGGGGGAGTTGTCGCCGTCGTTATCGTTACCGCCTAGTGTAGGATCTTTCGCGTCTCCAGCAGACATACGATAGATGAACGATAGGAATAGTATGAAATCGTGTAGCACCTCAAATGCATTATCGAAGTGATCCCAGTACTCCTCACCCACCTGGTGTTCGGCTTCGTTTATATACTCTTCCAGACTAGTATTGACTAGATGCCGAAATGCGAACTGCAGTTGGTGTTTCTCATTCTGTTCCGTCATTGTCTGTCCCCTTTCGTCTTCTGACGTTACACGTACCGTGAGTTACACGAACGTTCTCCTTGACGTCTTTACCTCCCTTATGGATAGGTACGATGTGATCTATATGCAGGTTTTCGTAACTTACTGGGTATCCACATATCTGACAAATAGGTTGCCCATTTTCATCTGAGTCGCGTTCTACAATTTCACGTCGTGAGTAGTTTTTCTCGTCACCTTTTCGCTCCTTTCGACGCTGTCGCGCCTTCTTGTGTATTTCTTTACCCTCTTCGGATTTCTCATAATCTTTTTGGTAGTCTAGACGCATATCGCGGTTCTTCCGGTAATACTCACGGTTCTGTTCGAGTATCTGCTCTCTGTTCTCATGGTAGTACTTCCGCATATATGCACGCTTACGTCTCTTTTGGTCCTCTGCCTGCGCCATCCTCATTGTACATAGTTTACAGTGTTCTTCTAGTTCATCCGTATCTGAAATGCTGGGAAAGAACTCCGATATAGGTTTAGTACCCCAACATTTAGGGCAGTGTCGGGTTTCCTCATCGCCCATTCAATACACCTCCCCTATAATAGTGAGAGCGAGGGCTGATGGCGCCCCCGCCCTCCTACTGTACTCATTATTGTGTTTGGTGTAGTGCCGGCATCTACCGGCGTGATTAAATCTCGCTTATGGTTACTCCGTCCGAACTGTTCTCGAAGTCGTCCTCTTCTTCTCCGGCCTCTTCAACTTCTTCGGTCTCTTCTGCTTCAGAGGCTTCGTCGTCTGCATTTGGATCCTCCATATCCTTCGTGGCTCTCCATGCGACGGAGTAGTCTACGCCAAGCTCGTCAGCGATCTCCCTGCGAGTACGTCCTTTAGCGTATTCACCCCGAATGTAGTCCTTACGCGGTGTACCATCTTCAACTCCGAGCTCCTCTGCCAGTTCACCATCAATGGTAGCGGTGCGGCCACGCGATCCTGCAGCATCCATATCTTTCGATGCAGCGTATACGGCGTTGTAGGTAATACCGAGCTCGTCTGCGATATCACTCCGTGTACGACCTTCTTTGATCTGTTCGCGGATGTACTCTCTCCGCGGTGTACCGTCTTCCATAAGAACCATACGGCTCTCACGGGTAGCGTCATTGGTCATGTTAGCAGTGGCACCGTACACGATGTTGTATGAGATACCCAGCTCGTCGGCGATATCCCTACGGCTCCGATCCTTGTCAAATTCCTGCCTGATGTACTCCGACCTATTCGTAGTCAGTTCTCCATCGTCCAGACGGTAAATTTCGTTATCCTCTTCATCCAGACCCACAAATCCCGATTCACCTTCGTCAACAGCAACCAGATCCCGTTCTTCAACAACAGTTTCTACAACTTCCAGCTCTTCAGACATGTGTGTTACCTCCTTGAGTTATTAGGTGTTAGGTTCCTTCCCTTACGTGTAAGATCATATCCTTACTTGCTTGCCTCTTCTTTATTGTACTTTTATTATATCATATACAAAATAATTTTTCAAGGACTTTTTGGACCGCTTTTTGAAGAAAATCTTATTTAACCAGGTCGAAGGTAGTGATGCAGCTACGTTGTGGAATACCTAGTTTAATTCTAAAAACCATATGCGCGTGCCTTGATTTTCCTCTGATAATGCTATATAATAATATATAGATTGATCGAAATAAATTTCGCTGCGGGAGGTGTTATTGGATGTCAGCAGAATCTGAGAAGAAATCAATTTACGCAGTTATCCCTGCGAAACTTCATAGACGGCTTAAAGTTAAGGCCGCATCATGTGATACAACATTGAAGGAGATCGTCAACGTGGCTCTACGAGAATATTTAGACCGCGCTTCTAACAACGGCGATCCACGTAGTGTCGAGACCCTTGATAATAACGACGGTAAAGGAGGTGACCAGAGTGCCGACGATGTCATCGCAGCTAATGAAGGTTAAGGTTATGAAACCTTATAGTCCTAAGGACACCCGCCGGGGGAATGAGAAACTCAATGACGCTTTAAAAGACGATTCGCCCTATATAGCGGAACGTAAACTTGACGGTTGTAGGTATTTGACTATAGATGGTCGCATAGTCAGTCCCCGGATTAGTTCTACAACAGGTGAGAACGTTGATAAGACTGAGAACTTACCGCATCTCCGACACCTCCTGCGAGGTCCTCTTGCTAACACCGTTCTTGATGGTGAGATTTGTACAGGGCTCATTGGGAGTAAAGCCCAAGATGTAGTTAGTGTTATGGGCTGTTTGCCTGCTGAAGCTGTTAAGCGTCAAGAAGAATCGGGACGTCTTCATTATGTTGTCTTTGATATCGTACGGTCGCCAGTAGGTGTTTGGCTTTACAATAAGCCCTGGAAGTTTCGCAGACAGATGCTTGAAAGTCTAGCGGATGAAATCGAGAATGATTACGTACATCTACTATCTACTGTTTATGATAATAAGGAACGATTCTTCAAGGATGAATTAGCTAAAGGCGAAGAAGGTATTATACTTAAACATTCTAATGGTAAATATGTGCCCGGTAAGCGTCCTGCTTGGAATTGGATTAAGCTTAAAAGTCAAGTTGAGGATGACGTTATTATTTTGGGTTTCGAACCTCCTAGCAGAGAGTATACAGGCAGTGACCCCGAGACATGGCCTTATTGGGAAAACGGGGAACCTATATCTAAGAACTATGCACGCGATTATATCGGATCCATACGCTTTGGAAAGTACACACAGGATGGATCCCTAGTAGAATTAGGTACCTGTAGTGGTATGGCAGATGAGCAGCGCCGTATGTTGAGTGAAGATCCGGACGAATATATCGGGCGTGTCATCAAGATACAGGCGATGGAGATAACTCGAGATAACGCCTACCGACATCCTCGGTTTATCATGATACATCCTGATAAGAACCCAGAGGAATGTATCATGGGTACTGAGGAGGGATAACGTGACTGAAGTTACTATAGAAAGTATCAAAGATGCTGCGCTGCAATACGTAAGCTATGGCTTACCTATCATACCTATATGTCCTGCGGACCATAAAGGGATGCCTCACTCTCATCGACAGAACTGTGATTGTCCAGGCAAATCGCCCGTTATATCAGGATGGCAAAAGCACGAGCATACCACCGAAAAAATGGTGGAGCGCTGGTTCGATAAAAACCCCTATTACAATATTGGATTACCCCTAGGTAGTGTTAGTGGTCTAATCGGTGTTGATATCGATGGTCGCGGCAACATGGAAAAGTTTGAAGAGTTCGCCGATGGACCGATTCCTGATACATGGTCCTATACAACAGGTAATGGTTATAGGCTAATCTATCAACTCCCTCCAGGTATTGATACTAAGAAGTTCGCCTTAAAACTGAAAGACGGCGAAATCGCTATTCTCTGCGACGGTCAGCAGACGGTACTACCTCCGTCTAATCACGCGAATGGTAACAACTATGCATGGATCTTAGGTAAATCACCGCAAGAAGTACCCGTAGCAACAGTACCTCGATGGTTACTAGCGCGTATCACTGAGGGCGATGAACCATTTGACGAGGATATGGATTTAACAGAGAATGGCGTAGACGATGCGGGCGACAACAATCAAGTCACTCAAGATGATTGGTCAGGTACCATCACTAAGGGCCAACGGAATGATCATCTAGCACGATTAGCAGGTTCACTCATTGCGCGTGGGACTATTCCAAAAGAGCAGGTATCTTTATTCTTAAAAGCTTGGAATAGGGAACACTGTGAGCCTCCTCTACCTGAACCAGAAATTGACAAGATGGTAGAAGGTCTCGCGTTAACTGAAGAGATGAAACGTGCTAAACGTGGTAGAGATGCAGCAACAGGTAAAACCATCAAAAAAGAATTCCGGCCTACCCCTATGGCAAATGCTTTCATGCGCATTGAGGAACGAGAGGGGAAGTTATGGTGCTACTCGTCTGACGACGGTTCGTTCTACACCTGTTCTGTCGACGAGGGTCCTTGGCGCCGTGTGTCAGAAGAAGGTGTGAAACAAAATATCAGAAATTTCCTAATCGACCCTCAACGTGGTGGATCAGAAGTGTGGGACACACGCCGACACGTCAATGAATTTCTGGAAGCTCTACAGGCAGTATTGTTACATTCTGAAGGTGATGTTACCTTTGATTTAGGAGAACAAATAGAACGTGGAAACTTCGAGCTTCTGGATTACATCCACGTAGAAAACGGTCTTGTTGAATGGGAAACCGGTAAGCTCCATCCATGGGATCCTAAACTACGTACGACAGTTCAGTTAGATGTATCGTGGGAAGGACTCGATGCTGAGTGTCCCACGTGGAAGAGTGCTTTAGAAGATTGGATTCCTGATGAAGGTACAAGGAAATTTTTACAGGAATACGTAGGATTATGCCTGGTTCCTGATACTCGTTATCGTACCGCCGTTTTTATTTTTGGTGAAGGGTCTAATGGAAAAGGGCTATTCCTAGATACAGTAACAAAACTGTTCGGGGACGCGATGACTGCTATCCCTTTACACAGGTTAACTAATCGCTTTGAAACCGGAAATCTTAGAAATAAACTGATCAACGTGTGCGGCGATATTGACGCGCAGTACCTAAAAGAGACAGGCACACTCAAAGCGATTATAGGTGGCGATGTACTTCGCGGTGAGCGTAAATTTGGTAAATCTTTTGATTTCCGTCCTGTAGCACGTCTAATGTTTAGTGCGAATAAACTACCTCAGGTAGCGGATAAAACACACGCATGGTATTCAAGATGGAAGTTCATCGAATTCCCTAATATATTTCCGGTTAACCCAAGATTCAAAAGACAATTCACAGAAGCTACTGAGGAAGAATTACCTGGTATATTGGCGTGGGCTGTTAGAGGCTTAATCAGATTAGAATCAAACAACCAATTCACAACGGGGAGTGCCATGAAGAAAGCTGCTGACCGCTATAAGGAAACGAATGACTCTGTGCTGTACTTTCTTAGTGAATGCTGTAATTCAGTACCTCATGAAGGTAGCGCTACAACACTAAGTCAAAAAGCGCTATGGCGTGTTTACTGTGATTGGTGCGAGCAAGAAGGTCTACAGCATGTAGGTATGCGCGAATTCGGTAGGCGCGCTAAAGGTGCTAACTACAAGAAAGGTAGACGATCAATACGTGGTACAACAAAGATGTGTCTCCTAGGGATCGAAATGAGGGAAGCCTGGTTCTCCACATATGATCAGTACGAACGGTTGCTAGCAAGTGGCGGCTAACTGGAGCAGTATACACAACTCAAAACAAACAAAAAAGGAATAGCGGTTTGATAGCCGCTATTCCTTTCGTATGCTTACTGATCCTTAACTGCGAATCCCTTAAATACTCCCTCTGCATATTTCTCCTGCTCTTCCCGTACGAAGGTAGCCGCTTCCCCGTATCCCATAGTTTCTGCGATACGCTCTACCTCCCCTCGGTCAAGCATGTTCGTTAGTCCTGACTCTCTGACAGCTTCTAAGCCTTCCAATACTTCTGCGCTAACTTTGACTTCTGGCATCATAACCCCTCCCTTCTAGCCACGTGGTAGTATGTTTTTATTTTCTGGTGGTTCATCCTAACCCTCCTTCACAGCACCAACCCTCCTTACACATCGCGTACCTCACTTTCATGCAGTACTTTCAAATCTCCGTCCTTCACAGCACCAACCCTCCTTGGGCGGTACCGCG